AGCCCAGTGTACCACACACCAGTCTTTTAGGCAATCATTCTTTGAGTATTCTCTATCTACTGTATCCTTGCCAAACTTTTCACACATGTTAGTATACCAGCAATCCCAGTAGTAGTCAAGTATGTCCCGCTCAGACAAAGTAGCTATTCCTGCTGAAAAGTCATTGTTGGCTGGATCTCGTGGTTCTATGTATCTGTAATATCTCACTGTGTTGCCTCTATGATTTCTGTAATCTGATTTGCAGTATAAGCACTAAGAGTCCATCCTAAATGTCCGTGTCCTGTATTGTAGTAAACGTTTCTATTTTTCTTACTCTGTTTTACAATAGGCATCATGGAAGGAGTCATAGGACGCAGTCCCGCCCATGGCACAACATGTTCTGTGTTCATTTCTGGAAATAGACTGCTTGTCCAGTCTACGAGCGGTTGTATTCTTGCCTGTTTAATATCAAGATTTCTGCCAGCAAACTCTGCTGTGCCTGCGACTCTAAACCTTGCATCACCTAGTCGAGCAGAAACAATTTTGGTTTCGTCGTCTAGCAGAGAAACCCAAGGACCTGCCTTTGGGTCGTTCACTGTGATAGAATAGCCCTTAACAGGATAGATAGGTAGTTTGTCTCCAATATATCTAGCAAGGCTGGGTGAATCGACGCCGGCACAAATTACCACAGCACCTTGACTGGCAAACAGTTCTATGTCATAGATAGTCGCAGGTAGTTTTAGAAACTTTACATGATATTTTTGTTTTAATCTGCGAGCAAGATTTCTACAAAACAGATGTATGTCACCTGTGAAATCCTGCTCATTGTAAAACCCACCTATGATAGGAGTTTCGCTTTGAGTAAGGGCAGGTTCAATTTGTCGCATCTCCTGCGTAGTAACTTCTCTTCTGTTTAGGCCTGCCTCTTGATAGATTTTATTTGTTTTTCTTGCGTGTTGGAGTTCTCGTTCTGTGCGATAGATATGTAAAATACCTTTTTCAACACAGTCAAACTCAATGCTTTCTTGGTCGGCAATCGCACGATAGTAGTCATGTGCTGCCAGTGCCATGCGACAGGTTTCTAGCGTGTTCTTATCGCGGTTAGGTATGTTGGCAATAAATCTTGCCATCCAGCCCACTTTAGCAAGTTCGGGCTTCGGGCTGATTTTCAGTGGGGCATCCGCTTGAAACATCCATTTCAGGCCTTTCTTTACATTGCCCCAACTGTTCCAAGTTTCTGCGTTAGAAGCAGAAAGCTGACTGCCATTGGCGTATGATGTTACCATTCCAGTATAGCGCTCACGCTCTACCACAGTTACATCATAGCCCTTGCGAGCAAGGTAGTATGCAGTTGTTACACCGCTTATACCTCCGCCGATCACAGTCGCCTTCATATTACATCTCGTTCTTACGGTCTTGGATTTCCTTGCGACGATCTTTAGTAAGTTTGCCTAGGTCGCCAAGTGCTTTACGAGCACGAGCAGCGGCGGCCTTTACACCCTTTTCGTCAAAGGTTTCTGCTTCCGCTAGATAGTTCTGAAATGCCTGTTTGATTTCTTCATGTAGATTACTCATAGTTTTCTCCTGTTACAATTGAGTATATTTCTTTCCAACTGGTTACTTTTGTAACCCCTGAGGGAATGTCTTCCGTCATATTAAATCCGTGTTCCATTAACACGGGTTTTAATCCATAGTCCAGTCCTGCAACACAGTTTCGATAATTGTCTTCAATCCAATACAAACCTGTGTTTGCGTACTGTTTTAAGATGTCGTATTTAGGTGCTTGAGTGTCAAGACAGATGATTTTTGAAAACGCAGTTTCACCGAACAGTTTTCTAATATTCATCTCACGCAGTTTAACAGCGTTAGGCTCTTTGCCCATAGAAGTTATACAGTGAAATTCATATCCGTGTTCTTCATGTAGTCGTTTGATGTAAAACACAGCATCACGCAGCGCAGGTAGAAATCCCATTGCGGCACTTTCATTAAACTGTTTTACCAGTTGCGGGACTTGTTTAGGGTCTAGGTTATATCTGTCTGCGAGAGAGTAGAAACGGTTGCCCTGTTTGACACGAGTGTGTCCATGCTGTTCAATCCACACACCGAACGCATAATCCCAATTCATGCATACGCCGTCGCAATCCGTCAAAATTATTTTATCCATGCTAGTATAGTACTAGATTAAGGAGAGACTGTCAACCTAGTTAGCAAAAACGTCAGGAGATCCGCTAGTCATTGCTCCATCGTCGGCAGAATCGCCTATTCTTCCTACAGGAATCCCTTCTGCGAAGACATTAGGAGATCCAGCATTTAGATTTGCCACGTGATCAGCACAAACAGGCGGTACAGGATGCGGCACTGTAGGAGCCCCAACTACTGCAACAAGGATATTGTTTGCTAATACTGTGCCTTGATTTGCACCTTCTAAAATAGTAGAATCTACACAGCCGTGACCTGTACTGAGAGAATCTCCTATTCTAACCACTGCAGGCATTATACTGCAAGTCCTGTTGTGTTCTGGACATACTGTGATGCCATCTGCTCTTCGGTTTTTGCAATGCAGAGCACAGTTGTTCTATTAAGAATAATGTTCTGTTCTGGATTAACAGTGAACATGAATGGTGCAAGTCCTAGTCCTTCCTGTGTAGGCGTAAGCATTAGAGGCTTTGACAGTTTCAGTGTGTCGTCACGTTCTTCTTCCAATCTTGCTACAACTTCTTCGCCTGAACTTAGTTTAAGGCTGATTGTGTCACCGTTCTTGTAAGGTGTTTCGATTAGCATTCGTTTTTTACTCCGAGTTGTTTTTGATGTATGTTTTAAGCTCTGTAAAGCCTCCTACATACTTACCGTGTAGCCATATCTGAGGCACTGTTTTTGAACCAGGAGCAGCCTCTTGTAACTGCTCCCTAGTCCATTCGCCCTGTGATATATTACGCTCTTCGAACTCAATGCCCTTACTTTCCAACAATTCTTTTGCCCAATCACAGAACATACAGGCATTTTTGCTCCAAACCACTGTATCCATATCAAGCCTCACACGCTTCGCAGTTCATGATATCACGTACAAGTTCCTGCGCTGGGTTTGATGAACGCTGGTAATATAGCGTTTTTACACCTAACTGCCACGCCTCAATCAGCAGTGCGTTAATGTCTTTCACAGCAGCAGAAGGCGGAATCATAAGATTGAGGCTCTGACTCTGATCAATAAATCTCTGTCGTGCTGCTGCCTGCTGAACGATTGTGATAGGAGTAATTTCATCAAAAGTAGCAAATACAGATTTCTCTGTTTCTCCTAAAAAGTCAAGATGCTGGACCGATCCTGAATTTGTTAAAATACTCATCCAAGTTTCTTGGTCATTACGACCATACGATTCCAGCAGTTTTTCGAGGTATGGATTCTTGTAAGTGAATGAACCTTTAGCAAGGTCCTTTGTGAAGTAGTTAGAACGCAGTGGTTCAATGGAAGGTGATACCTGTCCAAGGATAAAGGAACTTGACGTTGTTGGCGCAATAGCCAGACGAGTAAGATTACGCTCACCATAACCAATCATGCCATCTGGTTCACCATATCGAGCAGCCATTTCCTGTGATGCTTTCTGTGTGCGCTCATCCATGAAGCGAGCAATTTCTGTGGCCAGTGTTGCTGCTTGATAGGATTCAAACGGAATCATCTTGCTCTGTAAATAACTGTGCCAACCTAGCTGTCCAATGCCTAGCGCACGCCAACGACGGGCAAAGTTGTATGAACTCTCCATGTGAGCAATGTCAGCAGTCTTGTTGATGTAGTCTGTCATTACCGCATCAAGGAAGTATGTTAGTGTTTCAACTGCGTCTGTGTTCTTCCACTCATCATAAGTAAGAACGTTCATAGAAGCAAGATTACACACAAAACTTTCGTCGTCTCCGCTTGGCAGGCAGATTTCAGAACAGAGGTTTGAAGCATAAACTTTTTTATTCTTGTCTTTAAGAACTTTGGGCTTGCCGTTGTTTACATTGTCAGTAAAGAATAGATAGGGATAGCCCGACTCTTTTCTCTTGCGAATAACTCTTGCCCAGAGACGCAGTTTTTCTGCATCTGTAGAAGCCAACTCACCTGCTTTAACACGCTCGCCTTCCGCAATCATTTCTTCCATCCAGGCATCAGAGATGCACAAGCCTAGGCTCATGTTTTGAATAGAATGACCAACTTCTCTGATTTCTAGAAACTCTTCGACATCAGGATGTTCAATGTCAAGATAGCCTGCGAATGATCCTCTGCGCACAGAACCCT